TTTTCGACCCCAAAATGCTCATTTTGACCAAAAAAGAAGGAGAAATACTAAAATGAGTACATTTTCAATGTAACTTTGTAGAATAGTACATCCGCTATTACATTATATTTAGTGATTTATAATGGCTACAACTTGCTAATTCCTATACTGCAATACCGATGATTTCAGAGCTATTTCCAACCAACAATTGAATTTGATCTGAATAATTCCATTCGATTCTTATAGAGCCATCAGGCTTAACTATGATATTCCTAACCATCTCCTTTACAAGTTCCGGTGTTAATCTTTTAATTTCGCTGTAAATTGTTACCGATGATGATTCATTGACCTGAGACATACATAACCGCAAATCTTCCTGTAGCTTCTTAAGCTTATTTTCTGCAACTTTTAGATCTAAACGTAATTTCTCAATTCGCTTTAACATTGCCTCTTTCAGTTGCAAATATTCTTCACGAGATATTTTTCCGTCTATGCAGCTCTCGTAAAGTTCAAGCTTCGATTCTTCCAAAGACGAAATCTCTTTTCTTAAGGCAGTAACTTCTTCTTTGGCTATTTGCTCACTACTCTTCATCAGATGGCTTGCATTCCTGATCTTAGTTATTTTCAAGTCCAGAAGTTTGCACTGGGTATTGATCGCATTTATCAAAATTTGCTCAAGAACATTCTCCTTAATCTTCACTTCGGAACATTCTGTAGTGTCGGTATAACGATGTGATGAACAGCGCCAATACTTGTTTTGTGCTTTTCCTTTTGAAAGCTTATTACCACAGCAAGAGCACGTTAAAACAGAAGTAAATAGGTATTGGCTATCTTTGTGTCCACTCTTGGGCGATGATTTTATCACTGTTCTTGCCTGATAAAATAATTCACGCGATATTATTGCTTCGTGTGTACACGGTATTACAATCTGCTCATCCTCAGGGATTTGTTTTACTCGATTGCTTCCCACACTGACAACATGAGATTTAAAGGGAACAGTATCTCCGGTATAAATACGGTTTGCAAGGATGTTCCTTATTGATTCAAAAGTCCAAAATTCCCTTGTTTTATACTTTCCCCTGACTGGAGCCAGATATACAGACGGTGTAACGACTCCATCCTTATTCAACTTATTCGCAATTTGAGTAATAGTAACTCCGCTTGCTGCCCATGTAAAAATATTTCTTACAATATGAGCTACTGCGCCATCAACTTCAATAGTATTCTTCTTTTTACCTTTTTTGTAGCCGTATGGCGCAGTCCCATATACAAATTCACCGTTCAGCTTCTTAGCGTCAACAACAGTTTTGATTTTCCTTGATAGATCCTTACTATACATTTGATTCATAAGATTCTTAATGGCAATTTCAAAACCACCGGTTGTATCCTTATAATCAAAACTGTCGTATTGGTCATTGATAGAAATAAATCTAACATTATGAACAGGAAATACAAACTCTAAATAATGGCCTGCCTCAAGATAATTTCTCGCAAAACGAGAAAGATCACGAACTATAACACATCGTACTTTTCCTGCAGCAACAAGCCGGATAAGACGATTCATACCAGGGCGATCCATATTGGTACCTGAGTAACCGTCATCGATAATTTCCTCAAAAGAATTCGGTTCCAAGCAATTCCGTTCCAGGTAATTTTGTATGCATTTTCTCTGAGAACTAATACTGCAACTTTCTGCGATAGAGCCAGATTCCATATCACCGTCTTCTTTTGACAATCGCAAATAGCTGATATTAATCTTCTCATCAAACTGCATCCTTCAACTCCTCCACTTTCTTAAGATAATCGTATAAATCCTTGTATGGATCTGCGTAGTTAAGGATTATCCTCAAATTTTTATCCTTAGTCACATAAATTTTATCTACAAGAACCTCTACGATTTCCCGAGTAATCTCCGGAATTTTATGATACTGCTTCAGCGCTTTTATCCAGCGTTGAGTGGATGTCACAGCAACATTAAGAGATTTCATTTCCTCAATTGCTTTTGCCTCTTCTTCAAGCAAAAGTTCAAGATTATGGTCCAAACGTTGCTTCATAATATCATATTCTGAGCGATCGATAATCTGGTCTATTAGATCCTGCATCAATTGCTCCATTTTCGCCTCAATATTATTTCGTCTTGCTCTGATTTCTGCAAATTTATTCTCTGCACCGGACTGATGAGCAAGTACATCCGGTCTTTTTAGGATATCAAAAATAAAATTCTCAACATCAATTGCCATTTGAACCTGTTTATCCAAAAGACCGGTTAGCTTTTCAATTACTGTATTCTGATTAATATAATGATTTGAACAATGTATATGCTGCGTTTTCACATAATTATTGCAATTAAAATACACACGACTTGGTAAATTGGAATTATTCCTTGCACAACCTTTTCCACCCATCATAATTGAACCGCAATCTGCACAGAATATTTTTCCACGTAGGAGTTCTCTGGTATCGAGCCCAACATCAGGCCTTTTGACGAATTCTGTACGTTTACTTTTTTCGGCTTCAAGTATACCTTGAACTTTATCGAACAACTCTTTTTCAATGATTGCTGGATGCGCATTTTCAATTATCATCCATTCACTTTCAGGTCTGCGAGTCTTATCCAAACCAACCATATCTCGCTTCACTTTACCATGAATACGACATCCGGTATACACCGGGTCCGTCAATATCTTCGTAACTGTTTTGTGTCCCCAAATTGAAGTTTCATATTTCGAACTTGTATTTAAGCCTCGAATAAAACGAAGTCTTCCAGGGGAAGGGATATTCTTTTCGTTTAAATATTTGGCGATATACAGCGAGCTTTTACCTTCGACCTTGAGGGCAAATATCTGCCTAATTACAATAAGAGCCTCTACATCAATATCAAAAGTATTTTCCTCAGGGTTTCTAATATATCCATACGGAATACTACTACTCGAAGGTAGATATTCATTTGATTCCATTTTTGCATTAATGCTCGACCTGATCTTCTTTGAAATATCTTTTACATAGAAGTCATTCATAACCATTTTTAATGGCATCATTAAAGATGTTGAATCGGCATTTTCTTTACTACTGTCGTAATCATCATTCAAGCTGATAAATCGGATGCCCATCTCAGGGAATGTTTTTTCGATATATTCACTCGTCATAACAAAATTTCTACCAAGACGGGAAATATCCTTAACAATAATGCAGTTAATACGACCAGATTTTAGATCCGCCATCATACGTTTGAAATCAGGTCTATTGTAGGTCATACCGGTAAATCCATTATCCGCATAAGTATCAACATATTTAATGTCAATTTTATCCTGCAAATAGTTTAAGCACAGCTTTTTCTGATTCCCAAGAGAATTCGCATCAATATCGTCGCCATCTTCAACGGATAGCCTCGTATAAATTCCGCAAAGATAAATAAATTTTGACGATGTCTGTATCTTATCACTCGACACGTTATATCTGCTTTTTCGTGCCATGTCATCCAACCTCCTTCAACTTTTCTTCTACAAGTTTGCTAATGACTTCATATTCATTTTTGAAATTGAAATCAATTCGAACTCGCTTATCTTCATAAACATATACGCGATCAATCAAAGTAACCACAATTTCCCTTGTTAATTCAGAGGCCCCTTTGAATCGTATAAACTGCTGTATCCAGTTTGTTTTAATAGAGGAACTCTCTTCTTCGGTTTTTCTTTGTGTCTTCAATTTGAGCAGAGCATCCTCAATTATGCCGATCTGTCTGTTGTATCTTCCACGATATTCGTCATATTCTTCTCTGGAAATCAATCTGCTACTAAAGGATTCATATAAAGAAATCCTCTTTTCCTTTACTGCATCCAGTTCGGCATTTTTCTGAGCAATCATCATATCAAACTTTCTGAGTTTAGAATTTTCAAGGGCACTCAACCCTACTTCGTTCACTAACTCATCAAGCTCGATCATTAGATTGATTTGTGTATTTATAGCATTGAGAATTATTTCCTCAATGATGTTTTTTTGAATATTGTGTAGTGTGCATTTCTTTTCTTTGTAAGATGCACACATGTAATAGTAAAATTTCTTTCCGGAGCGTGTCACAGATCTTACTATCATATTTCTACCGCAATCACCGCAAATAAGTATACCGCCAAGAACATTAACAGTTCCAGTCTCCTTACTCACATGAGTGTCGCGTGTAAGCATTTGAGCCACTGTTTGAAACAACAACGGATCAACTATAGGCGGATGATTATTTTCTACAACAATCCACTCCGCTTCGTCTTTATATTGCACTTTTTCTGATTTAAAATTAGGCTTACCTCGTTTTCCTTGTACGAGTGTTCCGATATAAATAGGATTCGTCAGGATTCTCGTGACTGCAACGGCACTCCATTTTTCGTCCTTGGCTCCTTTAAAGCCACTCTTATAATTAAGTCCAAGACTTCTTTTATAAGCTGCCGGGGGCAGCACATTTTCCTGATTAAGATAGTCAGCAATACCTTGTTGGCTATATCCCCTGATTTTTAGCGAAAAAATGCCCGTTACAACCTCGGCTGCATAATCATCGATGATAAGTTTATGCTTGTCATCAGGAGATTTGCGATATCCATAGCTTGCAAAGGCACCCATAAATTCCCCATCAATACGCTGCATACGAAATTGCTTTCGCAAACTTTTTGACAGAGCGCGACAATAGGACTCATTCATAATATTCTTGATAGGGATTATGATATCGTCAGAATCACTTGTGTGATTGCTATCAATGTCATCATTAATCGCAATAAATCTTACACCCATTGAAGGGAAAACACGTTCAAGGTAGTTTCCTACCTGAATATATTCTCGCCCAAGGCGTGATAAATCCTTTACAATAACACAATTTACCCTTTTACTTTCAATAGCTTCCATTACAACACGAAATCCCGGACGTTCAAAGTTTGTTCCGGTATATCCGTCGTCGTAGGCTTCATCAACCTTTTTTATATTTGGATTGTTTTCCAAATAGGTTTCAATTAGTTTTCTTTGATTGGCTATACTATCGCTTTCATTCTTTCCCCTATCATCTTTAGAAAGACGATAATAGGCAATAGCATAATATTCTATACTCGTTTCCTTTTTGTTTTTTGACATGAAACAAACCTCCTTACTTCACAGGATTTTTGTTCCAGCGTTAGCCGGTGACTGACCGATCACCGTCATTGACCACATATTATTATCATAAGGCTATATTAAAAAGTCAATATAACGCCGGCAACTACCATAAATTACCTGAACCCTTGTCAATGTTGCTTGCATACGAAAGCAAACGGTCATGCAGACTCACTTGTGTATCCGCATATCCAACCTCAACGACAACGCCATTGTCCAGATAACAGTACGGATTACCAATTTGACTCACAAATTGCCTTACTCTTTCATTACACGGTTTTGTTGTGTCAATTACAACATCTTTTATATCTTTAAGCTGTGTACGATCTAATTTCTTAGCGGTAATATTATCCATGTTTTACTCCTTTCACATATACTGTAATTATTGCCATTCCATTATTTTCTATTCATAGATGCTTTTAACGTCCACCCGGCGCCTGCAGCGAACAGGTCCATAGGAGTTCCACCTTCCCGCCTTC